ATGATGAGGTTAGTGTAACTTCAAAACCATGAATACTGTTAATTAATGAAACTGTATAGTTTGTTGAACGCATTTTACAATTTATTTATAATTAGCAATTAAATTGTAAAATAAAATTGAATTTAAAACAATCTAAATATTATTTCTTATATATAAGAAGCATGGCGAAGAATTCTACTAATATGAAGAATCTGAATAGCTCAAAAATTATTGGAATTCAGTTTAGTATTTTGTCCCCGGACGAAATTCGTAAGGGTTCAGTAGCCGAAATCACCAGTAAGGAAGCATATGTCAATAATAAACCGTGTATCTCGGGTCTATTCGACCCTAGAATGGGTGTTTTAGAGCCCGGACTCATTTGTCCTACAGATGGTTTAGACTACATGCAAACTCCCGGTTATTTCGGTCATATTGAACTGGCCCGTCCGGTGTTTTATGTCCAATACTTAAGCACGATTCAAAAGGTATTGCGGTGTGTATGTTTCAAGTGTAGTAAATTGTTGATTTCCAAAGAAAAGTACAAACAAGCGATAAAAATGCAGAACCAAGCTCGCTGGAAGTATGTAAGTGAATTGTGTAAGGGTATAAAACGTTGCGGCGAGGACAGCGAAGATGGCTGCGGATGTTTACAGCCTAAAAAGGTGAAGAAGGAAGGCATGGCGACTCTCCTTGCTGAATGGAAAAACAATTCGGATGAGGGAGACGAAAACATTGTCATTCCTTTGACGCCCGAGTTAGTACTAAAAATATTCAAGCGTATTTCCGATGAAGACGTGACATTTATGGGATTTAGTCCGATTTGGTCTCGTCCCGACTGGATGATTTGTCAAGTGTTAGCAGTGCCTCCTCCAGCAGTGAGACCTTCTGTGAAACACGATGCGCAGCAGCGATCAGAAGACGACTTGACCCATATTTTAGTTCATATTATCAAGACCAATCGCTCTCTCCAAGAAAAAATTCAGAATAATGCTCCCGATAATATTGTGAACGATTGGTCTTTGGTACTACAATATCACGTTGCTTCCATGGTCGACAATAAGCTTCCCGGTGCTGGGCCTATGGCACAACGTTCGGGCAGACCTTACAAGTCGATCAAAGACCGTTTAAATGGTAAGGGCGGTCGTATGAGAGGCAATTTGATGGCAAAACGTGTAGATTTTAGTGCGCGTTCCGTTATTACTGCGGACCCGAATATTTCGATTAGGGAATTGGGTATTCCTCTGAAAATCGCCAAGAATATCACTAAGCCAGTAATAGTGAATCGTGTAAACAAGGCGTTTCTAACAAAATTGGTTCAAAACGGTCCAGATGTGTGGCCGGGTGCGAAATTGTTGGAGCGTCAAAATGGGCAGACAATTACTCTGCGCTATTTGGATAGAAAGAGCATCGTTTTGGAAGACGGTGACACGGTTCATCGTCATATGATGGACGGTGATGCGATTCTATTCAACAGACAACCTACGTTACACAGAATGAGTATGATGTGTCACATTGCGCGTATTATGATGCGCGGTGATACGTTTAGAATGAATGTCGCGGACACAAAACCATACAATGCCGATAAAAATTTTGTGATGATAACTGGTCACAAAAGATTTCAAAAGAAGTCAATGTCGGCAACAGAGGGCGTTAAAAACGTGCTACCCTCTAGTGAATAAATCAATATTGAGGCAAACAATATAAATACAGAATATCATTTAGAAAACAATCTTAATTTGCCTCAAGTAATTATTGATTTATTTGCGAAACACCTTGATGACGGGAAACTCTTAAAGTCGTCGCTACCACTCACGCTCGGAAACGTTTGTGAGGAACTCGGTTAATTGCCGAACCCAATGGTAATAAAGCGATGAATGATTACTGAAAAGTATGAAATAGACAATCCGCAGTGTTACTTCCTAAAGTCGTTTGGCAGACAATGGAAGGCATTCAGAGACTGAACGGGTGTTGGTTCACTATGATAGCTTAGCCAGCTTGAGTGAGCTTAAGATACAGTCCGGCCCATTGGGAGACCTTTGGGATCAACCGTTTGACGGGGATAGACATATGTAAGTCATTTTGTCCCCAACAGGAGGCGTGAAAAGCGTGCTACCTCCTAGTTAATTGTTTCTTCTCTATAAAACTACTTAAAAACGTTACTGAATAAATATAAAAATGGAACCGTCAAAATATGAACAACTGTCAAAACAAATATTAAATAATTCAAGTGAAAGATATTGTGAAATTTATAAAATTACCAACATAACTACAAATAAATTGTATATAGGTCAATCAGTGTCGCATATACTTAATCATAAAAAGTATCGACCGTATGGACACCAAGGCAGATTCAGATGTCATATATCAGAAGCATTTTCGACAAAACAAAATCAATCACACTTTTTAAATAATGCTATTCGCAAGTATGGTGTTGATGATTTTGAGGTTGAACTATTGGAATGCTGTGATACTAGCATGGCTGATGAACGAGAAATATATTACATTAAACATTATAACAGTTTATACCCTAGTGGTTATAATTTAAAAAATGGAGGACATACGTTTACACACAGCGAAGAAAGTAAAAAACGTTTGTCCATCGGTGTTATGAACTACTATAAAAATAAAAAAATGGATAAATTTAAAAATATAAAGTATATTGACGATGATATTGAAAAATATATTAGACCATTAAAAAAATACAATGAACAATATGGATGGTATGTATATATAGACAGAATTAAAACAGATTTTGGCGGTGTTCATATTTCTTTAGATGAAAGTAGAAAAAATGCTATTAATTTTATAAATGAATTGAAGAAACAATTGGCAACATAATCAAATTGCGGGAAACCCCTTAGAGCCTTTTACTACCACTCACTTTTGGAAACACTTGTGAGGAACTCGGTTAATTGCCGAACCCAATGGTAATAATGTAAAGGATTGGGCAATCCGCAGCCAAGCCCCTACCCTCGTTATGGTAAAGAGTATGGGGAAGGTTCAACGACTAGACGGTTGTGGGTCTTATATGATAGTTTAACCAACTTGATAAGGCTTAAGGTATAGTCTGCCCCTATTGGAAACTATAGGGATTTCATGGAAATGAATTTACATATGCCTCAAGATCCAGAGTCGGAATCCGAGTTGCGCAACTTAGCAGCGGTTCCGTATCAAATTATCAGCCCGGCGAACAATGCCGCAATTATTGGAATTTACCAAGATTCTATGCTTGGATGTTATCGGTTCACAAGAGAAAATATTGATTTTACGCAAAAAGATGCGATGAACTTGCTCATGATGTTCAATCGCATTAATCCCGATAATCTGAAGAAGAAGCGCAACGAGCGCGTATCCAATTTTGAGATTTTATCACAAATTTTGCCACCTTTGTCATTAAAGGTGAAGAACAAGCAATTCGACGGAGACAAAGAAAAAAGTGACGACTCCAACAATGTCATTGAAATTATTGATGGCAGATACATTCGCGGACAAATGGACAAAGGCATCTTGGGTTCGGGAACCAAGGGATTGATTCATCGTGTTTGTAATGACTACGGTAATATGGCCGCTGCTGATTTCATTGATGACATTCAAAATATTGTCACGGAATATATGAAACAGAGCGCGTTTAGTGTAGGCATCAGTGATTTGATTACTGATCACAAAACTAATGAGAAAATTGTAGAAATTATTACCGACAAGAAAACCGATGTTAAAAATTTGATTGACCAAGTTCAAATTGGTGTCTTTGAAAACAATTCCGGTAAAACTAATGAGGAGGAATTTGAAACACGTGTAAACAATATTTTGAGCAAGGCACAAAATGATGCTGGCAGAGAAGCTCTTAAAAATCTGAGCAGAGACAATCGCTTCGTAGTGATGTTTAATGCCGGTTCCAAGGGTTCAGAGATCAATATCCAACAAATGACGGCTTGTTTGGGTCAACAAAATGTGGAAGGTAAACGTATTCCATATGGTTTTGAACACAGAACGTTACCACATTATGCGAAATTCGATGACTCTGCGGTAGCACGTGGATTTGTAGAGAGCTCATATATCAACGGTCTATCTCCACAAGAACTGTTCTTCCACGCAATGGGCGGGCGTATTGGTTTGATTGATACAGCTGTTAAATCGGTAACATGGGAGACTCCAATTGTTATTATTGAAGGAGGTAAGCCCAAATACACTGAAATTGGTAAATGGGTGGATTGTCATTTAGATGAAGTCTCGCCAAACCAAGTACAACATTTTGAGGAAAGACATTTGGAATTATTAAATATGAAAAATGGAGATATTTATATTCCCACTACAGATGAAAATGGTGTTGTCACATGGGGAGAAGTAACTGCTGTAACTCGGCACGACCCCGGTTCTAAATTGTATGAAATTAAAACTCTTGGAGGTAGAAATGTTATTGTTACTGAAAGCAAATCATTATTAATTTGGAATAAAGAGACGAAAAAACTCAAGGAAATGTTAACACCAGAAATTGTAGTTGGAGATTTCGTCCCAGTGACATTGGAATTAGGTGAACCACCAATTGTCATGAGTGAATTGGATATGACAACGTATTTACCCAAATCTGAGTTTGTATATGGAACTGAATTCAATAACGCAATAAAAGAAATGAATAATGCGATGACCGACCGTAATAAAATTCCAGCTCAATGGTGGGTAAATAATAATGGAAGCAAGTTTCAATTGCCTTATTCCAAGAAATCATTACTTCAAAGAGCCATTACGCGTTCCAATACAACTAATATTCAAAATGGTTTCATTTATCCTTATAGCGGAACACGTCGTACTATTTCTATACCAGATGTGTTTACACTAAATGAAGAAAATGGTTGTTTTATTGGATTATTCTTAGCAGAAGGAAATGTACATAATAATAATATTTGTATAACCAACAATGATGTCGCGATAAGACAATTTGTTAAACAATGGTTCGATAAACATGGAATTGTGTGGACAGAGAGAAGTAAAATAAATAAAATTGGTGGTTTAACGACTACAGTAGTAGCGGGTTCTTCTATTTTAGCAAAATTCCTTACTCGATTTGTCGGTCATGGAGCTGCGAATAAATATGTACCAACCGAAGCATTTATTTCGCCGCAAAGTTTTATTGTCGGTATACTCAATGGATACTATTCGGGTGATGGAACTGTAAGTAAAAATTCAGTTGACGTAGGTTCCGCTAGTAAGCGTTTGATAGAGGGTATTACTATGCTCCTCTCTCGAATTGGTGTGTTTGGTAAAGTATTTAAAACACAATTGAAAAGTAATAATCTTGGTACAAAAAATATCAAACCGACATACCGTTTATCTATTCGGTCTCAATGGGGTAAAATATTTGCTAACAAGGTACAATTAATATCTGAACCGAAGCAGCAAAGATTATCAGAAATAAGATGGAACTCAAAACATGTGAATTTTGACACATACAATGATGTGGTGCTAGATAAAATTGTAGAAATAAATGTAATTGGCGTTGAAAATCATCCGAAAATGTATGACTTGACTATTCCATCCACATTAAATTTTGGTTTAGCAAATGGTCTTCAAGTTCGCGATACCAGTTCCACTGGTTACATCCAACGTCGTCTTATCAAGGGATTGGAGGACTTGATGGTCAATTACGATATGACCGTTAGAAACAACAAGAATAAAATAGTCCAATTCTCTTATGGTGAAGACTCGATTGATACGATTAAGGTGGAAAATCAAGATTTGCCTATTGTGGATATGAGTGTTCAAGACATCTATTCACACTTTGCGATTATCGATGACAAAGCAAAGACCAAGGCGTTGTCGGGAATGTTTGTCAAATCAGTTTATACTCGCCAGAAGAAACAAGAAGAAGAGTTAGCTGGCAAATGTAAAGACTACATTGAATATATGATTGGACAGCGAAATGAAATCGTGAAAAATGTGTTTAACAATAAGAGTGACCGCGTAGTAAGAGTGCCCGTAGCATTTGCTTACATTATTCAGAATGTCATTGGCCAACAAGGTATTAATAAAAATTCGTTGGTTGATATTACTATGCTAGAGGCGTTTACAATGATTGAAGAAACTTATGCTAAATTGGAAAAATTGTTCTACGTAGCTCCGAGTAAATTATTCAAAGTGTTGTATTATTATTATTTGTCACCCAAGGACTTGCTTTTGAATAAGCGTTTCAATAAGAAAGCGCTCACCATCTTATTGGAGACGATTATCTTGGACTATAAGAGGTCGATTGTCGCGCCCGGTGAAATGGTTGGGATGATTGCGGCACAGAGTATTGGTGAGCCAACTACGCAGATGTCTCTTCCATTTGGCGAGAGAATTAGATGTGTAAAAATAAATAAAATTACGAATAATGTTTCAATGGTTTCAGAAGAAATTGGTCAGTTATGTGACGGTATAATTGAAACACTTCCCCAATTTACATTTAATACGGGGCATCACGATAGTGTCGAAACATTATTGGATACTTTAGACGATGAATACTATATTGTAGGCGTAGATGCGCAAGAGAGGACTCAATGGAATAAGATTTCACACGTAAGTCGTCATCCAGTGAATGGTAAATTAATGCGAGTAACTACACGCAGCGGTCGCCAAGTGACAACAACGACAAGTCATTCGCATTTGGTGCGTAGAAATCAGACAGTAGAACCAATTGTTGGCGCGGATATGGTAGAGGGAATGCGTATTCCAGTTGCTAAGCACATTGAAAACTCATTTATAAAAGATACTGTAGTTATTGATGGACAAGAATATAAATTGGATAATACGTTTGGCTTGTTTATTGGTGAAAACTTAGCAAATGGCTCTAGTGTGCCCGAATTTGTGTTTGTAGCACCAAACGAGTTTAAAGCGACAGTGATACGCAGCTACTTTGACCTCAACGCCAACTTTCATTTGGATAATCAAATTAGGGTTGCCAGTAGTTCAAAGCAATTGATAAAAGATTTGGGATTATTGTTGAACTACTTTGACATATTTGGTTGTATTACAGAAACAAATATAAATGATGTAGTAATATATACACTCAGTATTTCAGCTAAATACATTCTTCAGTATAGGAGTTTAATTGGTACTGAATCTCACGTTGAACAGTTACAAAAATTGGTGGATATTCGTTACCATTTCTCAAACATATCGGATGATTTTGATAAAATCGAAGGCTTAAGTGAAATCATCACTAAATGTGAAAATATTATAAAGGTGTCGACACATTCGTCTTTGAATAATACCATTAGTCGTAGCGCATTAAAACTATACATTGATTTGTTTGAATCATTTCAGTGGCATGAGAACACTAGCGTGATTAGCAACGAAATTGCGATTTTAAAACAAGCTGCTGATGCGAATGTCATTTGGGATGAAATTGTAAAGATTGAGATTTGGACGCCGGAACAAACCGAATATGTCTATGATTTTACAGTTCCGAAGACGCAAACATTTATGACTGATTACGGCGTCATTGTCCACAATACATTGAACACTTTCCATTTTGCCGGTGTCGCTTCGAAATCGAATGTGACTCGTGGTGTACCAAGGATTGAGGAGATTCTGTCGCTATCAGCGTCCATTAAAAACCCATCACTGACAGTGTTCTTGAAGCCCGATGAACAAACGGATAAGGATAAGGCGAGCACTATTCAATACATGCTTGAACATACGAAGCTGGAGGAGGTTGTAAAAAGCATTGAGATTTGCTTTGACCCGGATGATTTGAATACACTAATTGTGGAAGACAAGTCAACCATGTCACAGTATAGAGAGTTCGAGGATATGATTGACGAGTGTTTGGCACAAGAAGCATCAGAAGAAGAGTCGGAGAAATCGAAATGGATTATTCGTATGGAAATAGACCCAGAGGTCATGTTAGAAAAGAATATTACCATGGATGATATTAATTTTGCTCTTAATAATTCATATAAAGATGAAATCACATGCGTGTACTCGGATTACAATGCCGATAAATTGGTCTTCCGTATTCGTATGCGTAACATATTGAAAAATTCATCTGGAAAGGGAAGTAAAAAAGCAAAGTTGAATCCATTGGACCAATCTGATCAGATTTACATTTTGAAAAATTTCCAAGAACAGCTCCTCAATGGGGTTGTGTTGAGAGGTATTAAAAGTATTAACAAGGTTATTCTTAGAAAAATGAAGGATACATTAATAGAAAGTGCTGGAGCATATAGAAAGGAGGACATATGGGTATTAGATACTATTGGAACGAATTTGCTGGATGTCTTGGGTCTAGATTATATCGACTCTAGCAAGACAGTGAGCAATGACATCATTGAGATATTTGCTGTGCTAGGAATGGAAGCGGCACGCCAGTGTATTTACAATGAGTTGGCGGAAGTGTTGGAATTTGACGGCTCTTATGTCAACGCACATCATATGGCTTTATTGTGCGACAGAATGACATTTAGTCACAAGTTGATTTCCATCTTTAGACATGGTATTAATAATGATGATATTGGACCCATCGCAAAAGCATCCTTCGAAGAGACACCAGAGATGTTCTTGAAAGCAGCGAGACATGCGGAGTTGGATACCATGCGTGGCATATCTGCGAATGTAATGTGTGGTCAAGAAGGGCTTTTCGGAACAGCGGCCTTCCAAGTTGTGCTAGATATTAATGAAATGTTTAATTTAGAAGAAAAATACAAATATGAATACCAAGACAAAGAATCGCTCATTACGGAAGGGTTGTTTGGTGGATTAGAAGACCAGAAAGACAAGTGTAGTATTCAAAATCTACAAATACAAACCAATGTACAAAATATTCAAGCAGAGGAACTAGGTGGTGATAATGATTATGATCCGTTCGCATAAACAAAGATAAAAACAATGTGGTAATAATAAGTAGTATTTCCAATAATATATTAAAAATTATATAGTAATCATAGCTATGAAAACTTTTTTTAATATATTACAAACTATAGTAGGAAAAAGACATAAGACCTACCGAGATGAACCTTTTCTAGAAAATCCACACTACTTTGATGTTATTCACGATATATATAAATTGGAACGTGTCTACGTAGATGAATTAATTTGGATAATTTTTTCCAAAGAACAACAATCACCAAATAATCGAGCGAATAAATTTGTGGCTTTAAATAGTATTTTGGATAATTCTTTTTTTACAAAAGAGCTTAAAGACGCTATTCGCCATATTTTTTGTTTAGCTCAGAAACATTATTATGCGTTTATTCGACTCGCTAGACAATACAGAGTAAAAAAATCGCAGCTGATAGTTCAAAATGATTTATCATTGAATCCATTGGACCCTAAACATCGTAATACATTTACATTGATAGAAAAGAATTCTAAATATTATTTTGGACTGAACGATTTAGTTACTATTATAGAAACAGCAATAGGTAATGCGCAAGACTTCTTTGCTGACCCAAAATGGCCTTTAAACCCTTACAATAATCAACCCTTCACTAAATCAACATTATATGGTATTTATTTTCAAATGAAGAGCGCAAATCGTCTTATTTCACCCTTGTTTCACTTCTTTTTTTTAGAGAATTTTTGTCTCAAAACGTTTATAAACAATTATGAACATTTTATTAGGGAAAATTCTATAAAAAAATATGTATTTAATTCACCTTATACAGTTTTACACTCGGATGTATTAACAATGATACGATCGAATACCTATACAAAACTATGGTATATACATAAAGGGTTCCCAAAAGAAAAATTGGTTGAAATATTTAGACCATTTTTGTATTATTACTTTATTTATAATTACGATATTCAAGGAACTAACAAAGTATA